CTCGAACGCATTTTTCCACACAATTTATGAAATTAGGAAATGGCGAGACAGCCAAAACCGACAGCCCTAAAAATTCTACACGGTGATTTTGCCAAGAATCCCAAACGCAGGAACAAGGCAGAGCCGCAAGTGCCCGCCGAAACTCCGGACTGTCCAGCATGGATGAAGGGTGATGCTCGAAAAGAGTGGATCAGGATCATGGCGGAAATTAAATCCATGAAAGTGATGACACTTCCTGATCGTGCCGCGATGGAACAGTATTGCGTTTTGTACGGGACTTGGAGAGACGCATTGAGGGCAGTGGCAAGGGAGGGGGCTGTTCTGAGTTCAGAGCATGGATCGTACGAAAACCCATCGTCGAAAATCGCCCTGAGATGCTCGGCGGAAATGCACAAATATCTTTGCCAGTTCGGACTAACTCCGGCCTCAAGATCACGGGTAAACGTGACACAAGAAACGGCACCAGCAAGGATGAGAAGACAGCGTTGAAAATCGACAAAGTCACAAAGCGATGGATTCGAAACGAAGCCGACGAAAGAGCGGCTGCGAACGGATGCCGCATGGACGAAGCTCGTGGCCAGTTCGTGATTGACTGGGCGCGTGACAATCTTGTTCTGTGGGAAGGTGACTGTGCTGGGCTGCCACTGATTGCAAGCGACTGGCAGGCTGATTGTGCAATGCGTTTGTTCGGCTGGGTTAAGATGTCCGCCCGGTGGAAACGCGAGGTGCGGCGATTCCGAGAGGCGTTGATTGGCAAGCCGAAGAAGAACAAGAAGTCGCCAACCGTTGCGTGGTGGGATCTTTACCTGTTGGATGGTGACGGAGAGCCAGGGCAAAACGTTTACACGGCAGCCAAAGACGGGCAGCAGGCTCGGATTGTTCAAGGCCACGCAATCAAGATGGTTCAGGCATCGCCAACGCTGTCGGCTTACATGCGGATTAACAAAACGGATTCAAGCATTACGGTCGACGAAACAAACTCGGCAATGCGAATTCTGAGCAGCGACAACGTTGCCTCTCAGAAGTCGAAGGAAGGGCTGAACGGATCATGCTCGGTGGACGAAATTCACGTCGTCGACGCCGAGTTCATGAAGCGAATCAGCCGCATGGGCATCAGTCGTTCGGAGCCTATGATTATCCAAGTCACAACAGCGGGAAACGATCCAACAAGCTACGGCAAGCAGCGTTACGACTACGGCAAGCGGGTCGAGTCCGGAGCATTCGAAAACGAGTCATTTTTCTTCGACTGGCATGAGGCTCCATTTGATCTGACCGACGATGATTTGAAGAAAGACCCGATCAAGTTTGGCATGATGGCCAATCCCGCGTGGGGCCACACTGTCGGAGAAGAGGAATTCATTTCAGACCTGCAGAGCTGCGATACCCCGTCAGCGTTGCGAACGTTCAAAATGTACCGGCTGAACATCTGGCAGCAGTCATCGAACCCGTTTTTGCAGGCTCACGACTGGGGAGCCTGTCAGCGTGAAGTGTCGTGGGATCATCTGGAGACGTTGCCATGCTGGGCGGGGCTGGACCTGTCGCGAACTCGCGACTTGACGGCACTCTGTCTTTGCTTCAAAGACCATGACGGCACGCTGCACTTTCGGTGGTGGTTCTGGATGCCTGAAGACACGGCAAAACAGCGTGTTGCAGCGGCTCCATTTACTGACTGGGAGCATGATGAAAAGGCTCAATTGACCCTGACAGATGGCGACTGGATCGACTATGATTATGTCTGGTCAACGCTGTGCGAAATTGGACAACGGTTTCAGATCCAAAAACTACTTTACGACAAGCGATTCGCAGACTATCTAATTCAGCGTGTTATGGTTGGAGAGCAGAACAGCGACGGGACGTGGAAGCATCGGCCTGCAGAGTTTCCGATTGAGGAATGTGGACAAGGCCCGTTTATTTTGAATGAGCCGATCGAAGAATTCGAAAAGCTGGTGATGTCTCACAAGTTGACGCATGATGGAAACCCAATAGCCGCATGGCAGGCCAGCAACGTGACAAGGGGGAAGAATGGCCTGCTCTGCAAACCTAACGGCAAAGACGATGTCAGGACAATCGACGGAATGCAGGCAGCCGTCATGGCTCTTGCTGGTGTCGAAAAAGGTGAGTCAAGCTTTGCATATTCCACCGCCGGTTCAGGCGTCGTTCTTTTCTAAGGTGCTTTGAATGTACGGCGTTTCTGAAATCATCGCGAATCCATCCCCGATCGGCAGCGGTCTGCAGAACTTGTCGGCGCGTGACGCTGGCGGCTGGACTTCGATTGTCGGTGGCGGCAAGTCATCAGCAGGCGTCCGGGTTACTCCCATGTCAGCGATGGGGTATCCACCGCTCTGGCGTGCAATCAACCTAATCAGTTCGCGGGTGTCGTGCTTGCCGTTTGACTGCTTCAAGCGAGATGGAAGCGATCGGCAATATGATGAGCAGCATCCGGCCAACGTTATGTTTTCCGGTGACATGAACGAAAACATGGACGCGGGCACGTTCATTGAAGTCATCACGGCAATGGCTGCACTGTATGGAAACGGGTACGCAGTGATCGACAGAGACTCACGCGGCAATCCGCTTGAAATGTATTTGCTCGATCCGCAGAAGACATTCCCGGCCATGTATGACGGCGTTTTGTGGTACGTCACGCGAATCGAAAGTGAGGAAATCCGATTTCCGCAGAGAGACGTTTACCACTACAAAGGATTAAGCCACAACGGCATTCAGGGCATGAATGTCATTGACATCATGAAAGACGCCCTTGGCGTCGGCATGGCGGCTCAGCAATTCGGCGGGCGATTCTTCGGGCAGGGGTCAAACGCTGGCGGCATTCTAATGATTCCTGGGCACTTCAGCGAAGAAAAGATCAGGAACACCATCGACGCATGGGAGAAGATGACGCAGGGGCTGCAGAAGGCTCACAAGGTTGCACTGCTGCAGGACGGGGCGAAGTTCCAGCAACTGACGATTACGAACGATCAGGCCCAGTTCCTTGAGACGCGGCAATACGAAATCCGGGCGACGGTCGGAAACATCTACGGCATCCCACCGCACAAGCTGGGCGACGATACCCGCACGAGCCACAACAGTTTGGAGTCAGAGAATCAATCCCTGCTCGATGACTGCCTCAACGTCTGGCTGAAGCGACACGAGCGAGAGGCAAAGCGGAAACTTTTGAATGATCGGCAGCGGAAAAACAATACTCATTTCTTTGAGTTTAACCGCGAAGCTCTAATTCAAATGAGCTTTGAGACAAAAGTCAACGGAATCTATCGTCAGACGGAAATGGGCCTGATCACATTGAATGAAGGCCGGAGAATGATGAACATGCCTGACATTGGACCTGACGGAGATAAGCGATTTCATCCGGCAAACTGGATGGAGGACGGTATTGAACCGGCTCAGAAGCCTGCTCAACCCATGCAGAACCCCGCGAAAAGTCCAGACAAAACACCACCTGAAACGCCACAGAACAACGTTTTGCGGGCCATGATTGCCAGTTCCGTGACAAACGCTCTACGGATTGAGTCTGACCGTGTTGTTCGTGCTGCGAAGCGGCCTGATGCGTTTTTGTCGTCAGTCGATGCAATCTACGAAACATGGACTGACACATTTACGGCGGATCTCGGCTGGCAGTCGGCTGATACGGTCGTGGCGATTGCCAAGCATACAGAGGAAAGCAAACGTCAAGTCATGGACGTGGCTGGAGTGGCGACAAGTTCGACGCTGGAGACTCACGTCAGGGATCTGGTTGCGTGCTGGTCTGATCGTGGGCAAATTCTGGTTGATAATCTTTTGAAGGCGGCAGTGAAATGAGACCACAAACAAAACTCACGGCAACGATTCCATCGCTGCGAGATTCCGTATTTGATTCGAACTTCAAAATCACTTGCTCAGTTCAGGCGGACGGCGTAGACGTGTGGCTTCATGGCATCGTCGGCGACGAATACACGCAAACGGACTCGGCATCGATCAGCAAAGTGCTGATGTCAAATCGTGGCAAACCTTTGAACCTTTACGTTAATTCCCCTGGCGGGCTGGCCTATGACGGGGTCGCCATTTTTAACGCGATTCAGGCACACACTGGACCGACAATCGGCATCATTGAGGGGCTGGCAGGATCGGCAGCCAGTCTCGCTGTGATGGCGTGCGATACTATCAAGGCTTATGCTACGAGCAAGTTCCATCCGCACTATTCGCTGTGCATCGCGATGGGCCATAAGGCTGACATTGCAGACACGCTGCTGATGATGGAAAAGCTTGACGCGGATCTCGAACAACTGTACGCGACTCGCACTGGCAACTCAGTGGAGGTCACGAAGTCGCATCTGATCGGGCCACATGGCGACGGAACGCACTTCACAGCGGCTGAAGCAAAGGCGGCAGGCTATGTTGATGAGGTGATTCAGATCACCGGCAAGGCTCCGCAGGGCAGCAAGCCAAAGAACTCTGTCAGTGCCGATCGTTTGCGAATGTGGAAACGAGCATTGACACGGTGACATTCATCCGCTAACAATTCACGCATCAGCTCAGCGATCCATGAGGACACGCGGGCAAATTTCGATCTGATGTTCATGAGAAGCGTCAATCGTTTTCAGTCTTGGTATTTCCAACACTGTCAGCGACTGACGCTTTTTCTGTTGGTCCTGACGCAAAGTTAAAGGATCAAACACAGTGGACGAATTTCAGAAACTTGTTGGCGAGCGAACCACGCTACTCGATCAGGCTCAGGCACTGGTTGACGCAGGCGTAACGGCTGGCTCACTCAGCGAAGACGATGACAAGAAGATCGGCGAGTTGCACGCTCAGGCAGAAGCCCTGACTGCAAAAATCAATGATCTTCAGGCCGCAAACGATCGAGCCGCAAAAGCTCAGGACGCTCAGAACAAGCTGAAGGCAACTCGCCTGAATCCGCTCGTGAACCGAATCAAAATGATCGGCACGAATGCTCCTGCAATGCCATCGAATGGCGGCAACGGTGCGTTTAAGCTGCCCGCCAATGTTCGCCGGGCAAACCCAAGCAACTTCGCGCCGCACGCTGACGAAGCAGGACGGCAGCCAGTTGAACGTGCCTACCGTTTCGGCCAGTGGGCACTCGCCACCGCCACAATGTGTATGCCGGGCAAGTTCCAGTTTTACAACTCGGTTGAGTTCTGTCAGCAAAACGGACTGATGAACGTCCACGGCGAAGGTGGTGGCGACGTTTCCGGGGCTGGCATTTTCGTTCCGGACGAATTTTCGACGGACATCATCAGGCTTGTCGAGCAATACGGCGTTCTGCGTCGGCTCGTCCCGGCAACATTAATGACTTCGGAAACAAAGACGACTCCGCGACGTGTCGGCGGGCTGACTGCCTATGCAGTCGGTGAAAATTCAGCCGGAACAGAGTCAGACGCTGAATGGAACGAAGTCAAGCTCGTTGCCAAAAAGTGGATGGTTCTCACTCGCATGAGTAACGAACTGGCCGAAGATTCCGTGGTATCGATCGCCAACGAATTGATCCGCGAAATTGCTCTGGCATTTGCTTATGCCGAAGACTTGGCGGGCTTTACAGGAACCGGCACATCGACGTTTAACGGCATTGTGGGAATTCTCACGAAGCTGGACACGCTGACGGCTGGAACTGCTCCGGGCCTGATTCTTGGTGCGGGCAATGCCTACAGCGAACTAACGCTGGCAAACTTCAGCAGCGTTGTGGCTGCTTTGCCACAATACGCTGCCGCAAGCCCTCGCTGGACCTGCCATCGCACGTTTTTCTACAACGTGATGCAGCCTTTGGCTCTGGCTGCTGGCGGAACGACTGCGGCCGACATTGCCAACGGCATCGCAGCACAGTTTCTTGGGTACGCTGTTGAGTTTTCTCAGGTAATGCCATCGGTGGCGGCAAACAGTCAGATTCCTGTCATCTTTGGCGATCTCGCACTAGGTTGCCAGTTTGGTGATCGTCGCATGATGAACATTGAATTCAGCGATCAGGTTTCCGTTGGCGGCCAGTCCGTTTGGGAACGCGATCAGATCGCAGTGAAGGCAACCAGCCGAAACGATTTCGTGTGCCACGACTTCGGAACCAACTCGGCTGCAGGGCCGATTGTTGGTTTGGAAATGGCCGGAAGCTAATCGACGGCTGACACGATACGCGGGGCTTCGCGTTGAAGCCCCGCATTCTTTGCGAATAATCCTGTAAGGGGAAACCATAGTGAACAATCTGGACTTCAAACTTGTAAGCATCACGCCACCAGCGGCGATCTCGGACAATGCCACGCTGACAACTGGCGAGATTGACACCCTTGGCTGGTCATACCTGACCATTGTTGTCTACGAAGGTGCGACAGACATTGCAATGGCTGCATTGTCTGTTACGCAGTCCGATACCGCAGGCAGCGGCCACGCCAACGTGACCGGACTCATCTGGGGCACATCAACAAACATCGACGGCAGCACGTCAGCCCTGCCTTCTGCAACCGATGACAACTTGTTCCAAGTTGCTCAGATCGACCTGAAGGGCAAAAAGCGTTACATCGACGTGACAGCCACGACTGGCGACGGTGCCGCCGGAACTTACATCGCAATTCTCGGCATTCTGAGCCGTCCACAGGTTTCACCGATTTCAGCATCTGAAGCCGGTGCAAACGAAATCCTGCGAGCGTAATCATGCACACAATCACGTTCCTCCGTGGTTGGCAAGGGCGGGCCGTGGGGTCGCAAGACTCCCGGCTACCTCTTGGCATCATGAAAACTCTGGTTATGGCCGGGACTGCTGAGTTCACGACTCAGGGCATTCAGCCTCAGCATCAAGCAAAAAAGCATCGATCGAAACGATGAGCACAACCTACAAAGTCACGACGGAGCCGACGACTGAGCCAATCACATTGGACCAGTTCAAAGACGCCCTGCGCGTGACTGGTTGCGACTTTGATGAGCAGCTCACCGAACTGCTGAAAGTGTGCCGCAAGCAGGTCGAGCACGACAGCTATCGGAAGCTGATTACGCAAACCGTTACATTGTACATGGACGACTTTCCGGATGAGGACGAAATTGAAATTCGTCTTGCTCCGGTGTCGGCCATCAACTTCGTGAAGTATTACGACGAATCAGAAACGCTGCAGACGTTGCCAGTTGGTGACTACTGGACGAATCTGATCGAAACACCGCCGGAGATCGAACTGAAGCTTGGTTACTCATGGCCGATGGTTCAAATCGAGCGGCCAAACGCAGTTCAGGTCGAAATGGTTTGCGGATACGGGGCAGCGTTAGCCGTTCCTGTTGAAGCAAAGCTGGCAATCAAAGAACTGGGCAAGATGAACTGGAAGGACTGCACAGGAAGCCGGGCAGTCTATGACAGGCTAATGAATCAGTTGGCGTGGACGGGTTATGGAGTGGCACAGGGATGACATGCCTTTCCGAGTATGACAAGAGGGTGACGATTCAAAAAGCTGTTGGCACTGCAGACGCTCACGGTCACGTCGATCTGACGACGGCAAGCAACTGGCAAACCTATGCCACAGCGTTTTGTAAAGTCATCACAAAGGGCGGTCGAGAGTTCTGGAAGGTGCAGCAGGTTAACGCTGACACAGATCAGGCGTGGACAACGCAATGGTCAAAGACCATGCAAAACGTCACCCCTGACATGCGGTTGATCTTCGAGGGCAACACATACGAGATTCTTACAGCAATTGATGTGAACATGGACCACGAAGAGATTCAGATTCTGACACGTCGTAAGGTGGTGTGATGTCTTGTGAGGTGCTTGGAGTAAAGCAACTACAGAAAACGCTAGACAGGCTGAAGGCTTCGGTGCAAAACAAACTGGAGCGATTGGCCGTTGTCGCGTCACTAAGAGTGACGGCAAAAGCAATAAAGTCAGAAGTGCCGTCAGCGTGGAAAGAAGGACGCAAGGCAATCGGGTGGAGCTTTGTTCGCGGCAAGGGAAAGTTAGTCGGCACCACGTTTGCGAAAGCTGGCGTGGGTGCTGGGATCAAAAAGAAGACTAGAGACAAGCGAGAGACTACAAAAAAGAGTCGAAGCGGACGCAAAGGGGTCGGAATCGGAGTAGCGAATTTGCACTGGTTTGTGCTTGGGACTCGGGAGCGAGAAACAGGATCGAAGAGAGTCGGAGCACATCGCAGAGGCGTAGTAAATAAGCGGGTGGCAACAGGTAAAAAAGTGCAAAAAACAGGGCGGCTCCAGCCAAACCCAATCGTGCAGCGCGGAGCAAATAAAAGCCGATCGGCGGCACTGCAAGCAATGGCAGACAACTTTAAAGCGGGAATCGAAAGAGAAGCAGTTAAGAAATGAAAAGCGGACTGGTGGCACTGCTGGCAAGTGAATCGACGGTCAACGCAATCTGCGGATCGCGAATCTACGTCAGCAAGGCACCCCAGAAGGCTGCGTTTCCTCACATTGTAATCACTCAAATGAGCAGTGAGGAGAATGGAAGCATTGATGGCGGTTCAGGTCAACTAAGGTTCATAAGCTTTGACATCGACTCTAGAGCAACGACGAGCGTAAAGGCAGAGGAACTAGGGACAGCCGTCAGGACGTTTATCGATGACTATTCTGGCGCGGCCGGAAGCTACACGATCGGGTGCGTAATAGTAAACAACGAAATGGACGACTTCGAGCCACCGCAAGACGGTTCCGATATTGGCGTTCATGTCGTTACGCTGGATTTGGAAGTTCAATTCAACACATAGGAGGCCCGACGTGGCGAAAATCAAGGTCAAGGGAACAATCATCAAGCAGACAATTTCCAGCACGCTGACGGCGGTCGCTCAGATCACGGAGTTCAATCACTCTGGAGCCGAGTCAGAGACATTCGACGCGACAACGTTGGACACATCCGGTGCAGGGAAAGAATACAGTCAAACCGGCTATGCCGAAGGCGGCTCGTTTGGCTTCAACATGTTTTATGATCCAGCACTTGCCGGGCACAAAGCCATCACGGCGTTAGTGACTACGCCGGCCAGTTGCGTTTGGAACATCACGTTTGCGGATGCTGCACCTACTACATGTGCATTCACATCGGCTGGAATTGGGTTTGGCTTAACAGGCGCAATGAATGACGGATTGAAAGCTGATGTAAACTTGAAACTCACGGGGCTGTTTACTTACAGCGTGTAACGGGACAAATTAGCAATGCAAATCAGGTTTATCAGGTCCGACCTGCAAGTGTCGGAAGCTTTCGATACAGAGCAGTTCTCAGACAGAATTGACAGGGCTTCGGGGCGTCCGCATTGGAAACTAGGTGCCGTGATTGACGAGACGGAATTCGCCACCCAAGTGCTTGTTGGAAATGGCGATGCAGAGCCAGCGGATTTAGAAGCCGAGAAGGCGTGCCCGCAGTGGGCGATTAACCGGGAAAATGTTTTGTTGTCGCGTGAAATGCTTGCAAAGGGAATCGACCCAATAGGCGAAGACAGGGAACGCTTCCGCAACGGTGAACTTCTCGGATATGACGCGAATGGTGATGATATTCCCGGCCCAAACTGGGTTGAGCCGGAACATGAAGAGGATGAGCAGGAATAAATATGAGAGTCGTTGCAACTGCAAATGAGTTTCTCACATCACCGGCAATGGACAGGCAAAAGGTCGATGTGCCAGTTCCGGAGTTAGGTGAGGGAAAGGTTATTCCAATTTGGGGAATGACACCGAAAGAAAGAACAGATTTCGACGATCGTATTTCACGGATGAGCAAGGCGAAGAAAGAGCAATACAAAAAGGAAGTCCGTGAAAGGCTTCTGGTCGAGTGCTGCCGAAACGATGACGGCGTTCAGTTGTTCACGCTCGATCAGATCGCACAGTTAGGGCAGCGACGCGGCGATGTGGTCGAGCGGCTCGTTAATGTCGCAATCAAGCTTTCAGGGTTTAGCGGGCAAGACATTGAGACGCTCGCAAAAA